CTGGTGAAGGCATGGACTTTGTAACATATGAAGGCGAATACGTAATGCGTCGATTGGTTACTCGTGACCCTGATGCGGCGTTCTTAGAATTGCAATCTCGCCCTATTTACGTTCCATTCGATGTAGACTCCTACTTCGTAGCGGACGTATTGTAATGTAAAGGAGGTAAGACTAATGCCAGTACAAGCTAAGCACACAATCAATACTGGAGATTATGTGTATAATCCTGGTGAAATTATCTCCGAATTGACTGCAGAAGAAGAACAGCGCCTAATCCGTTTAGGTGCTGCTTTTGCGGTTAATGGCGATAATAAAAATAACACGGAAGACTCTTTTGCCGAAGCTCTTGGCGTTATGACAAATGCAGATATCACTAAATATGGCAAATCTATTGGACTTGAATTTGCTAGCAAAGCTACAAAGGCGAGTATGATTGCTGATATTCTTGCGTCTGATGCAGATGTTAACTTGGAACTCTTATCCGATGAAGCACTTCACGTAATGGCAAATGCTGAACTATTGGAGGTCCCAGAAGATGCTACACGTGAAGAACTCATCAATATCTTAGGTGAATAATCATGGGATTTAAGGACTTTGTGCAGAATGATATTGAAACCGTGTTTATCAATTTAAATGAATTTGCCGAAGTGCATAATCTAAACGGTACGCAGTGCTATGCTGTGGCAGAAGGTCTTACCGATAAGCAACATGTCGAAATTATGGGACAGGACATTGATGGGTTGATTTACGATACGATTGTAGTTCATGTGGCCAAGCAGGATTTACCCGAGGTGCCGGAGTACAATCAAATCTTTCGCTTCAACGGACGCATTATGTTGGTCCAATCATGTGAAGATGATATGGGCATGCTAAATATTGTCCTTAGGGGGAATAACTCGTGAGTGTAACTATTGACATAAAAGGGCTGAAGGAAGGGCTAGCTAAGATAGACGCGCTAGTCGTTGGTACTCCGAAAACCACAGCAAAAGCTATCAACAAAGCGTTGCCTAAAATCAAAAAGGCTACAGTTGATCGTGTTAACGAAGAGTACCTAGTTACTAAATCGAATATCAATAAAACCATAAAGGTGGATAAGGCAGGCATGACTTTATCTGCCTTTATTCGTTCAAAGGGTAGACCGATAGCTCTTACTAAATTCAGAGTTACGCCAAAAAGTCCGCCTAAACGGAGAGGGCGCATAGTCAAAGCGCAAGTAATGCGGAACGGTGGCGGAGGGCCAATCCCTAATGCTTTTATTGCTCGTATGAGGAGTGGACATATCGGGGCGATGTATCGTAAGGGTGCAGACAGGTATCCGATAGGGCAATTTCACGGCCCTTCGGTACCAAGCATATTGGGTGATGCCAAGATATCCGCTTTTGTTGGGAATAAAGCAGAGCAGGAATTGCAAAAGCAAATGGAACTCGCGCTCGACACATTAATAGGAGGGTAATCGATGACACCTACGCAATTAGCAACCGATTTGGGGGCGTTCCTAAAACAGGTGCACGCTAATTACTTTAGCGATGACGCACAAGTAAAGGGGAATCCTTTATTAGTTGTACCGGGATTTTTAAAAATGAAAGAATCATCCAGGGAGGACCAATATCCACATCTTGTTATTCGCATTAATAAGATTGAGGATACCTTGCAGGGGTCAACTGTCCAACTATTTCTAATCCACGGCGTATACTCCGAGGATGTGGAAAAGGGCTGGATGGAGATTACCAATTTCTTAGAAACCACAAGGCAAGCGCTACTGGCCCATCCCGTTATTGCTAAGCGGTACCGTTTAGTAATGGATGATAAACACGGAATTGATACTGACATCCCTCCGGATCAAGCCTATCCGTATTGGGAGGGGTTTATGACAGTTAAATATGATATCGAACAAATACGAGAGGAGATGATTATTTAATGGCAAAAGCTGATGCACCAGTTGAAATTGTAAATGAAGCAATTGAGACTGCGGAAAAAACAGTTACATTTAAAGATGCTAAACAAGTAATCTACTTAGGTCCTAATAGTGCTGAATTAGGTCTTTCCACAGGTACCGTTTATATTGATGGCATTCCTGCTACGGTAGGTGAAGATAAAGCAATGCTACGCTTGTTGTTTGTGCCAATTAATAAGATTGCAGAAGCACAACAAGAATTAGCAACAGAAGGTACAGCAATGAACACCGCTTACCTTGAATTTAAAAAAGGAGGTCGTAGATAGTGGGAAACTATAGACACGGAATTTATACAAGAGAGGTACCTACTTCTCTTATTTCTATGACAGAAGCTACGGCGGCCTTACCAGTTTATGTCGGTACTGCGCCTGTGCACTTAGCTACAGACCCAGCGGAATCCAATAAAGCCGTATTGTGCTACAACTACGCATCTGCCACTACTCAATTGGGCTACTCTAAAGAATGGGATAAATACACGCTATGCGAAGCGATGTACTCCCAATTCTCTTTATTTGGAATGGCGCCGGTTGTTTTTATCAATGTTCTTGATCCGAAGAAACATAAGAAGACGTTAGCGTCTACAGAAAAACAAATTCAGGACAAAGTCCTAACCATTGAAGACCCAGTATTACTCAACACGTTAAAGGTATCTGCTACAAATGGGGGCGTGGCAGCAACTATCAATGTTGATTACACAGCGGCATTTAACGATGAAGGCAAATTGTTGATTGGCATCGTAGCTACAGGCGCACTCAAAAGCGCAACATCTGTTTGGGTAACTTATGATTATGTAGACCCATCTATGGTAACTGCCGACGATATCGTAGGCGGTGTGGATACAGAAGGTAAGCGTAAAGGTTTGGAACTTATTAATGAAGTATTCCCTCGCTTTGGCTTAATCCCTGGTAACTTATTGGCGCCGGGCTGGTCTCATAACACGCTTGTAGCAGCAGTTATGAAAGCAAAAGAAACTACTATTAATGGTATGTTCCAAGCCATGTCATTATGTGATGCTCCTACTGATGAAATTAAAAAAGCAACTGCAGTTAGTGAATGGAAAAATAAGAAGAACTACGTCGATGAACGTCAAATTTTATGTTGGCCAAAAGTAGCGTTAGCTAACCGCCAATTCCATTTATCCACACAGCTAGCAGGCCTTATGGCTAAGACAGACGCCAAATATGACGATATTCCTTACAAATCCCCATCCAATGAGTCTTTGCAAGCAGATAGTGCTGTATTGAAAGATGGCACTGAAATCTACTTAGGCCCAGATGAAGCAGCTTACTTGAACGGCCAAGGCGTCGTTACTGCGCTTAATTTCATCGGTGGTTGGAGAGCTTGGGGCAATCGTACAACGGCATATCCATCTAATACAGACGTTAAGGATTCCTTTATCCCTGTACGTCGTATGTTTAACTGGGTATCCAATACGTTGATTACTTCTTTCTGGTCTAAAATTGACGACCCAGGGAACAAGCGTTTAATTAATAACGTAGTGAATAGTGCCAATGCATGGCTAAATGGTCACGTAGCATCCGGCGCGCTTCTTGGGGCTCGTGTTGAATTTTTGGAATCTGAAAACCCAATAACAGATTTGTTGAACGGAATTTATCGATTCCATGTATATTTAGGTGTGCCAACACCGGCTCGTGAAGTTGATTTCATCCAAGAATATGATTCGTCTTACATGAGCACATTATTTAATTAAGAGGGAGGTAACTCATGGCTAAACATAGAGATAAGTTGATTGACTTTGCCATTTTTAGCTCTGGCAGAGAATTATATGGTTACGCCGATGTAACCTTACCTGATATCGAATTTATCAGCGATACCATCAAGGGCGCAGGCATTGCCGGCGAAGTTGATTTGGGTGTACTTGGTCAAACTAAGGCGATGAACATGTCCATTAAATGGAATACCATTGACAAAGATGTGACCGACCTTGCTAGTCAAAAGGTGCATGATATCGAAATCCGTGGCGCACAACAATTATATGATTCTGCTAAAGGCGAATTAGTGCCTGAAGCAGTTAGTGTATATGCTAAAGTGATGCCTAAGAAAATCGGTCTAGGCAAGTTTGAACAGGCAAGTAAAACTGACACCTCTACAGAGTTTGAAATTGTATATTTCAAAATGACTGTTGGTGGTAAAACTCGCACCGAAATTGATAAATTTAACTATGTTTGTGTAATCAACGGCGTTGATTATTTAGCATCCGTACGGGAGGCATTGGGTAAATAATGGCTAGATACGATCGCGAAAAGCTAATTGAAGGCTTAAATAATTTAACAGGGTTTGACTTCACAAAGGCGGAACTTCGTGTCCGCCGTGAAGGCGATGTTATGCCAGACGTAACATTTTCTAAACGTTTTCAGGCAGAAATTGCCGCCATAGCGTTAAAAGAAAGCGCAAAAGTCCTAATGACAATGCCGATTTCTGACTTTACAGAAATGTGCGCAGAGGTGGGCGTTTTTTTACTACGTGGTTCGGCGGAGAAAAAGGGGATTCGCCTGGACAACAATGCCGAAGAATTGCCCTCAGACTTAGAGAGTGCGGAGGCATAAATTTTTGGATGTCTACGCCGATTACTGAAATAGCAGATTGGATAGACGATTTAGAATTTGTTCTTGAAGATGAAAAGCGCTTGAGGGAGGAAGAAGACTAATCCATCAAGCGCTTTTTGCGTACACAAATTTAAAAGAAAGGAGGAACTATGGCAAGTAAAGTATTTGAGATTGCTTTTGCTATAAATGGTGCGTTAGCCCAAAGCTTTAAAACATCTATGCAACAGGCCAGAGGTACTTTGACACAATACGGCTCGCAAATGAACGAGTTAAAAGTGCAACAAAGAGCCTTGGATTCAGCATTAAAGCAAGGCGTTATTTCCATGGATTCCTACCGTAACGCAACGGAGAAAGTTGGCAAGGCGTTAGACCAAACGGCAGCCAAAGACGCAAAACTCAGAAAAGCAATGCAAAATAAAATTGCCGCAGATGCTAATGCTAAAAGTGCTCGTAGTGATTTAGGTAGCACTATGGCTACTACCGCAGTAATGGCCGCTCCTCTTGTAGGCATGTTATCTAAAGCCGCGGACTTTGAAGCCGTAATGTCTAAGGTAAAAGCAATCACGGTATCTGACGATCAAGCAATGCAACAGCTAACATCTACTGCTCGTGAACTCGGGCAGAACACAATGTTCTCCGCCACACAAGCAGGCGAAGCCATGACATATCTAGGCATGGCTGGTTGGAACTCCCAACAAATCATGGCCGGTATGCCAGGGCTTTTGAATTTAGCTGCAGCAAGTAATACGGATTTAGCACGTACTGCAGATATCGTATCCGACGACCTTACCGCGTTTGGATTAAGTGCTGAACATGCGGGCCACATGGCGGACGTATTTGCTAAGACTACCACCAAGACAAATACAACTGTTGAGATGATGGGCGAAACAATGAAGTACGCCGCACCAGTAGCGCACGCCTTTGGTGCCAGCTTGGAAGAAACGGCTGCACTTACTGGGCTTATGGCCAATAGCGGTATTAAGGCCTCTGCAGCCGGTACTGCATTACGTTCAGGGTTCTTGCGTTTAGCGGGTACTTCCTCTAAATCGACTAAAGCGATTGAGGAAATGGGGCTTTCATTAAGTGAAGCAACGGCACAACAAGAAGAAGCAAGAGCCGCATTAGATAGCCTGGGTATTGCGATGAATGATACCAATGGGCCACGCAAGATGAGCGCTATCGTTCGCGACTTAGCAGACAAGACCAAGGATATGAGTAAGGAACAAAAGCTTGCTACGCTTGCGACTATCTTCGGTACCAATGCCGCATCAGCTTGGGTATCTGTTATTGATCAAGGACCTGATGCGTTAGATAAGTTAACAAAAGAGCTTGAAAATAGTGATGGCGCTGCTGAGGAAATGGCTAATACGATGCAAAATAATGCACGTGGAGCACTAATTAAACTTTCATCTGCAACTGAATCAGTAGCAATCGCAATCGGTAGCACAATGTTACCTACCCTAGCAAAACTAGGTGAATCTCTTGCAAATGAAGCTGCTTACGTCGCTGAGGTTGCGGGGCAACATCCGGAGCTTACTGAAGGCATTATTAAAACAAGCGTAGCTGTAGCAGGCATGGTAATTGCCTATAAAGCAGCTCGAGCAGTCTATTATAG